ACACTCATTAAGAATGGTGTTTTTGAAAGACTTGAGTATCCTTGGTTTGCTCCCAAGATGCAAGTGTTCGATAGTGGAAATGTACAGGATATGTGCGGAGAAGATGTTTCTTTCTGTTTAGATGCAAAGAAAGAAGGTATGGTAACATGGTGCGATCCACGAATACGAGTGGGTCATGAGAAGACGAGAGTAATCTAATGGCTGGTCTCATCTTTATTGGAGTAATCTTTGTGATTCTCTACATATTATATTTTTACAATCCACATCACTAGGAGTTATTATGGTTAAAGGTAAATTAGAAAAAAAGTATAAACTTATACACAACGGGCGCGAACTCTCCAAAGGTTTGTTAAGTGAAGCAGGCAAGTATGATGCAATGCAGATACTGGTTCAAAGATTCGATGAAGGTCGTGAAGATGCAATCGATCCTGATGAAGTTGAGATCATTGATACGTCACTTGAGGGAAATAAATGATTGAGTTCTTCATTGCAGCGGCGTGTTTCTCCGCTCTCGGATATTATTCCTATCTTATGTACAATTATTTTAAAGTTCGCTAATGGAAGTTCCTTTTTATGATTTTCCAGAATCACCAATACTGATTGTTGGTTTTCTGGGTATTTTATTTACTCTTGTATTATTATACGTTGTCAATCGAGATTATTTTGCATCTCCCTTAAATCGTGACAGGAGAACAAAGTAATGGCAGTTCGTTTTAATCCAGGCACACCCACGATTGAGTCTCGTCCGAAGAAGACTCGTCAAGGTCAGTCAGTGAACACTAAACTCTCTGCAACCAGTCGAAATAAATCAAAGAAGAAATATCGAGGTCAAGGTCGGTAATGTTGAATGAGATGGAGCATGATTGTCGAATTCGACTTAAAGATACCAACTATAAAGAATACTCAAACTATTCAATACTTGGTGAAGAGTCTTATGAATCATGTGCAAAAATCTATATTCAATATTGTGAATACAAACAGTTCGGTGATATGATACCACTCTTCAAGGAAGAGTTCTGTGCAGATATTGCCGAAAGAATTGGATACTATGATAAGAACAATCAACTTTGTGCTTTCACGGTGTCTTTTTTGTTTCCGAGTGCAAGTTCAGCATATGCGACCTATTTTGCATGGGATTACCAGAATCCGAAACTTGGAATGGGTAATGTTGCAAACAAAAGTGAGATTGCAAGATATAAACGTCTTGGTTATGAGTATTATTATCTTGGCCCTGCAATGCCCTATAAACAAAAACTACAGGGATATGAGATTGCAGATGTGAGTACAACATACAAATTTTTAAATAATCATATTATTTGGCACTAAATGGCATATTTAAATCATAGTTTACCAGATTGGTCTGTTTATATAAGAAACGAGTTTCTCTACAACCATAAAAAGGGTCATGGAGAGGTAACTAAGTGTGATGTTCACTCTGTTGCAAGTATGGAGAAACGTGTTCCTCTATTTGAAGCGTTTCTCGAAAACGGCGTAAACTGGACAAGAAGACCTTTACACGCATTTTGTTGGAAACCAGACGCCAAAATCGAACCTTTAGAGGATATTATGTACTGGGATTGTTTTTCTCCCTATATTGATGTGCAAAGAAGGAATCGTTTAGCGGGTTTAGACGCAGAATTAATAAGACCAGACGGTAAAAAAGTCATTGGAACGTATATGTGGACGTTTGATTGGTCTTGGGAGAACAAAGCAGTGTTAGATTTAAACTTTTCTGAGACACCAGAACATAAATGTGCTCATTTATTCAAGGTTGAGACAGGAAATTTCTATGCATATCCTAATAATCGTATTATTTGGTACGATAATGCATGGGTTTTTGACAGAATTGATGAAAACCCAGGCTATGAAATTGATTTGACGGTGTATTCAGTGGAAAATAAAAGAAAACTTGAGACTTCTGACCATTACATGTATGAAGTTAAGGATATTAGTCCCACTTTTGCTGATGTAGGCGTTGGAGGCACTGATATGAACGTTGATTTTTACGGTGGCGACTTTAAAATTGATTTAAATGAACAATAATTGGGATGAAATGAGCGAACATCTGATTTTAGATGTCTATGATGGGTATTTTGATGACTTAAATAGCCCGAATTTTCTCCGAGACATCTTTACAAAAGCAATTTTGAAGTCGGAGATGACAATATTAAATGAATATACACATAAATTCAGTCCATGTGGTGTTACATGTCTTTTTGCACTCTCTGAAAGTCATGTTTCTTGTCATACTTGGCCTGAATTTGGTCGTTTGAACGCAGATTTCTTCACTTGCGGCGAAAAAGACCCAAGAATTTGTGCTAAATACATTATTGACGCTTTAGAATCGGAAAAATATCGAATTCGTGTCGTAAAAAGATAAAAAAAGCGGTATAAATAAAAACAGGAAACTTTTTGTGTTAAATAGTGGCTTCTAGGACATTCAAAGATATCAATTTATCGTTTAAACGTCATCCTGTGACGAATGATTTGATAACAGTAAAGAATGAAGATGCTATCAAGAAATCTGTAAAGAATATAATCTTTACAATTCTTGGTGAAAAACCTTATGTGCCTTTTTTTGGAACAAGTATAAACAATTCTTTGTTTGAATTAGCTAATCCATTAGATCATATTAGAATTTCTGATGAAATTAAGTCAACTTTATTAAATTATGAACCAAGAATTAGTAATATTAAAGTAAATGTTGCAAATTATCCTGATAGTAATGAATTAAATGCAATAATTCAATATGATATCACAGGAATGGCAAACCCATCACAAACAGTAGACGTTCTCCTACAACCAGCTAGAGTATAATGGCTTTCGGACAATATGTTAACTTAGATTTTGCTGATATAAAACAGTCTATCAGAGATTATTTACGAGCAAATACAAATTTTACTGATTATGACTTTGAAGGGTCAAACCTTTCTGTAATTATTGATGCACTGGCATATAATACATACATCACTGCATATAATACCAATATGGCAGCGAATGAGTGTTTTCTCGACTCTGCAACACTTCGAGAAAATGTCGTCTCACTTGCAAGAAATATAGGATACGTTCCAAGATCTCGTAGAGCAGCAAGAGCAAAGATATCATTCAATGTAAGTGGACTTACAGAGACATCAACACTTACTTTGAACTCTGGTTTAGTGTGTAATGGTGTTGGAAGAAACTCAAATTTCATTTTTTCAATTCCAGAGTCAATTACAGTGCCTGTCAATAATGGTTTTGCTGAATTTAACAATGTTGAAGTATATGAAGGTACTTTTGTAGCACAGGCTTTCACCGTAGACACATCTTTGTTCAATCAAAGATATATTCTTGACAATTCCTTTATTGATACATCAACAATTAAGATTAAAGTTAGAACATCTGAAAGTTCATCCTCAAGTGTCACATATAAACAACTTGATAATGTTATTGGTATCACATCAACATCAAATTCTTACTTATTACAGGAAATTGAAGATGAAAGGTATGAATTAATTTTTGGTGACAACGTAATTGGTAAAAAATTAGAAAATAACAACTATATTATTGCAACTTATATCACTAGTGCTGGTAGAGATGGAAATGACGCTTCAGAATTCAGTTTTGTAGGAAATATTACAAATCAGGACGGTGGTTCGATAGATGCAGCTGATGTCTCACTAATTGAGACACTTGAGAAATCAAGAGATGGTGATGAAATCGAATCTATATCATCAATTAAGTATTATGCACCAAGAATTTACTCATCTCAGTATCGTGCGGTCACATCATCTGATTATGAGTCAGTTTTAGGATACATTTACCCAAATGTTGAGTCTGTAACTGCTTATGGTGGTGAAGAAATGAACCCACCTCGATTTGGTAAGGTTTTTATCTCAGTCAAACCTCGAAATGGTGATTTTTTATCTGATGAGACAAAAAGAGAGTTAATTTCAAAGTTAAAAAGTTATGCAGTCGCTGGAATTGTACCAGAGTTTATTGATTTGAAATATTTGTACGTTGAAATCAATACAACACCATATTATAACTCAAATTTAAATGATACTCCAGAATTTCTTAAAAGTGGCGTGTCAAATGCTCTTACACAGTATTCACGTTCAATTGATGTAAATAAATTTGGTGGTAGATTCAAATATAGTAAGGCAGTGTCATTAATTGACAGTGTTGATTCATCAATTACTTCAAATATCACCTTAGTAAAAATTAGACGTAATTTAAAAGCAGTTTTGGGTCAATTTGCTCAATATGAAGTATGTTATGGTAATATGTTCCATACTCAAGAGTCATCTTACAATGTGGTCTCAACAGGATTTACGATTGAAGGTGTCACAGGTGTTGTTTACCTTGCTGATGAGGTAATTAATCGTGAAAAAGGTCGAATTTTCTTCTTTACCTATATTGAGGGTGGAACTCCAAGTATTGTGAAGAAAAACGCTGGAACAGTCGATTATATGCATGGTGAAGTTCTTATAGATACTGTAAATATAACTTCAACAGTAATTGCGAATGGCGTGGTTGAAATACAAGCGATTCCACATTCAAACGATATTGTTGGTCTTCGAGATTTATACGTTAAGTTTGATATGACAAATACAACAATCAATATGGTTCAAGATTTAATATCATCAGGTGAAAATACGTCTGGATCAAGATTTGTTCATACTCATAGTTATTATACTCCAACTTTCACAAGAAAATCCGAATCTCCAGTATCTACAGGTTCTGCACTTCTACCATCTACAGCTTCCTCAACTGGAACAACTACATCAAGTGGTGGCACATATTCAACATCAACTACATCAACTTCAACCACATCATCTGGTGGTGGTGGCGGCGGATCTAGCTCTGGCGGCGGATATTAATGATAGATACCTCAATACAAAGAGTCGAGATTAATCAGGTAATTGAGAATCAGTTACCTGAGTTTGTGCAGACTGAAAATCCACTTTTCGTGGATTTCATGAAACAGTACTATACATCTCAAGAATATCAAGGCGGATCTATTAATATCGCTGAGAATCTTGACAGATATACTAAATTACAAACTTATGTTGGTGCTGCACTCACAGAATACACTGGATTGTCCACGAATACTGAATCTTACTCATCTACAATCTTCGTAGATTCAACAAAAGGATATCCAAGTAAGTATGGATTATTAAAGATAGATGATGAAATTATTACTTATACTGGAATCGGAACTACATCATTTACTGGATGTGTTCGTGGATTTAGTGGTGTTGACGCAATGGATCAACCTACAAGGTCTGATTTATTATCATTTAATAAAACTGTAGGTGCGGCTCATACTGGCGGTAGTAAAGTTCATAATTTATCAAATCTTTTTATTCGTGAATTTTTTACTAAACTTAAAACTACATTTGCGAGTGGTTTTGAAAATCGTAAATTTAGTAATGACTTAGATAAAGTAAAATTTATTCGTCAAATCAAAGATTTTTATAAAACAAAAGGAACAGAAGAGTCATATAAAATTTTATTCAGAGCATTATATGGTCAAGAAGTAAGTATTAT